CGTTCACATTAGCTTCTATTTCAATAATTCTTTTGTCTACTTGATACCTGCGCTGTTCCCAAGGTCGCCATGTGTCTTCAGTCATTGCGCTGCGCTCGTCCATGTTCTCCATTTCGATGATGGATAAACTTGCTGCGCTTGGTGCGTTGCCTGAGTCATCTCTGGCGTATTTGGCGCGAATATGGTTGTTATTCAATGTGGTTTCTACTAAAAATCTAGTAGAGTCCACTATATCGTTCAAATTACCACCGCTTGAAGTTACGCCAAAGTTTGCCTGTTCTGGCAGGTATAATATCTTATCTGTGCCAATCGATATGCGTGATGGGTCATCAACACCGCTAATAAACTTGATTCCTAGGCAACCATATCTAATTGCAAGATTTAGCTCAAGTAATGCCACATTTACGGCAAGGTCAGTTTGAGCCACGTCCATTGCGTTGCCTACGTGGTAGTCGCGGATCGGTGGATAGCGATGGCAGAAGGTTACTGGTAACATGCCATATGGATTGATGTCATTTTCATTGACACTCATCACTTTGCCTTCCTCATCAACAAGGAAATGCCTTCCAGGCACACCATAGCGTTCCTCAGTCCATACTGCATACATCACTTCTGAACTACGTGCGTTGCCTTGGTTTTCAATTGGATACATAACACCAATTGGTTTATCTCTTGAGTCACCTGCCAAGAATAGTGGTGTAAAATGCGATAATATCTCATATTCAATCTTTTGATCTACTTCATTCCACTTGCTCCTAAATGCCATTGTACCAAGCAGGAATGTCAAACGCTCTAAGATTCTGCGCTGCGCATTGAGTCCATGTTTATCTATAATAGACAAATAGGATTCGCTGGTGCGCATGCGCGGTGGGCGTTTGTATGTCATCGAACGCAGACTACAGACACGTCTGGTGAGATTATTTTGTGGGATGACCGTCTGACGCAGAGTCTCTGGGCCAAAGTAATCGCTCACATAATGTTCTAGATTGATGCCTTCGTAGAAGTCCATCAAATAGTCACGTTCGCGAGTACGCTCATCCTCGATATATTTTAACTGTTCTTGTAATGCGCTAACTATCGCGCCTTCGGATTGATCTTGAATTGTAAGCATATCTACCTTTAAAAGAAATCGATGACACCAGCGTGTCGGTTTTTCATTGGAAATAAGTTAGTCAACAGAAAACGTAAAGCATCACATGCATGATCAAACTTACCATCTTTTTTTGGTTCATGGCGTAAGGTTTGATCTTCTCTATGTTCTGGATAGTGATAATTCTCATACGATTCTATACTTTTCTGGCATTTTGGATGAATAAAGAAGTGTGGTTCTCCATTTGCATCCTCAAACCATCTGCGCACATGAGATACTCCAGATACTACGTTTCTGGTTACTGCATCGCGTTTTACGCTGACGCGCAGGCCTTGGTTAGCAAATACCTGTATATCACTGATTCCTGACTGCAAATTTGTACCACTCCCCGCAGGATCGCCCCAGATACCAGTAAATTCGTAGCCAAGTGACTTAATCTTTGTCGCAAACTCCTCTGTGCGCGTGTTTTGCAGGCTGACCTCATCAATTTGATGCACATCAGCGAAATTCTTATCTTTATTATGTAACTGAACGATTACTGCATGCGCATGCCTGTATCCAAAGTCAATTCCAGCATATACTGGTTTGGATGGATCGTATTGTACGTCTTCTCGTATTTGTGTGGTCCTGTCTAAAGGAAACACCTTACCCGCATAGCTCTGGAACTCGCAGAGAATCTCCTGAAGATAGGTTTCTTTGGTCAGTGTGCGCTTTAATTCTTCGTGATCATCCTTAAAATATGGTGATAAGGTACTGGGAAAACGCCAAGATTCCCAATCTGGGTGTTCTTCGCTCTTTCCAAACTCGTATAACTTGTGTAAATAGTTGAATCCACGCGGAGTGGAGCAGAATAACGCCCATCCTTGTCTATCAGATAGCGTTGGCCGCAGGTACATCTCAAATGTGTTTCTAGGTATCAAAGCCATTTCATCGCATACCAGGTAGTCAATTCCTTCTCCAATCAATGAATCTGGCGCGTCCGCTGATTTTACTACTAGCTCGCTTTGTAAACCTGCGAGTTTCATGTAATACAGGTCACCAGATATTTCTTTTTTACTTTCCAGTGGCAGTTTCAGCTCTGTCATCACTACGCGTTTTACCTCACGCGCTATCTTATTAGCCAGTGAGTAGTTTGGACCTACAATCCAGCCACGCGTTCTGGGCGTTAGCAACCAAGGCAGGATTTCGTGCGCTGCCATAAAGGATTTTCCAGAGCGTCGCCCCATGAGACAGACGCGCCATCTAGATTTACTGTTATGAACTGCCAGCTGTTGTGGAGTCGGGTGATACCCCAAAAGACTCCAGAGCTTTTGCTTGTTCACTATTTGCTTTATCAATTGGATTGTCCTCGAACCCGCACTGCTGTAACACAGTTTGCAGGTTACCAGTCATGTCAACGGCTGTCTTATCACTCATACCAAGGTAGTTCTTAGCCATGAATATCTGCATTGCGATTGCGTTGTTTTCGATTGCAGATACCCACATGGCGCGTCTGAGCTTGAACTTCATCTCTTCGCGACCTGCTTCGTACTGTGGTTTGAAACTTTGACGTATGTGATTTTCACCTACCTCGAAGTATTTACCGATTTCTGCGTAGTTACATCCAAATGATGCAAGCATTCGTACTTTATCTTTATCTACTTTACTCTTCATCAATATTAGCCTGTTCGATGACATTCTTTATTTTATTAAGTGTTCTGCGCCAGTATTCCTTTACGCTGGACTCGGTGATGTCCATCTCCTTTGCTATGTCAACAAAGGCGTGTCCGAGTGTGCGCTGTTTGAATACGCGAAGTTCCTGTGGAGACATGAGATCATAAAACTTATGTGCGCTGAGTTGCAGGTTGCGCAGGTGTGGTTCGATGAGTCCGCTTCGGAATACTAGCATGTGGAGATGGTAGCGGTCTGCGCGGTCGATGGCGTGCAGCCACTTGTCTGTATTTTCATCAGTTAGATTAGACCAAACCTCTTCCATTATTTGAATTTACGCATAAGGTGTTGACAAAAACGAAAGTAAAAATTTTAAGACGCGGTAAGCGGCAATAATAAAATTTTGCCTTGGTGTACCCAAAAGTTATACATAATGTAAGTTATATGCAATTTTAAAACGGTGTCACATTCTGATATACTCAACAATATCAACACTTAACAATTCACGCGGGTTTTATGCGGTATGGTTTGCGCGGGTTTTGTGTCAATGTGGCAAAGTGCGCGCAGCTCTCTTTTTGTTTTGGTTAGATAGAGTTTTTTTATTTTTAATGCTGTTGACATATACAAGTATATTAGTATATTCCAGAGCGGCGTGAGAGACCGCAAGAAACACTAAACAATAAAAGAGAGAGTAAAATGACTGAATTATTACTTAAACTATTAGGAAAGCGCGAAGTGAAACGCATTCTTAATTTATGGATTAAAGACCAAATTAATGTATGCTTAGAACAAAATGCGCGCATTCAATTAGATAGTACCATATGGATGGAACATTATATTACAACTTCTAAAAAATTCAATGAATGCCCAGAGTATTTAATTGATGAACCTTTAGAAGTGGATGATCTTTTTAATTTTATTGGAGGAAAAATATAATGTCATTAATCAAACTACTAACCGCGCCGCATGGCAGCACTAAAACCAATAAGAGTATGAAATACGGTTTTGCGAATTTCATAATGTATTTATCACCATTTAAAAAAAGCGGCTGGAACACGTGCGCCGCGGCTACTAAAGGCTGTATAGCTTCATGTTTAGATGAAAGCGGCCGCGGTAATTGGACAGAAAAAAACGGTAAAAAAAATCCGATCCACGAAGCGCGATTAAAGCGCACGCAATTCTTTTTTAATGATCGCGGCGCGTTTCTTGAACAACTAGATAGAGAGATTAAAAACGGTATTAAATGGGCATTAAAACGCGATTTAAAACCCGTTTTTAGGTTAAATGGCACTAGCGATCTACGGTGGGAGAATTACGGTATAATTCAGAAATTTAATGATATTCAATTTTACGATTATACTAAACTATGGAACCGCCGCGATTTACCCGATAATTATCACTTAACATTTAGCCGCGCGGAATCTAACCAAAAAGAAACATTAAACGCCGTCGTTAACGGTTTAAATATTGCGGCCGTGTTTAGACATGAGTTGCCTAAAGAATATTTAGGATTAAAGGTAGTAAACGGCGATAAACACGATTTACGATTTATGGATCCTAAAAACGTTTGTATTGGTTTAATTGCTAAAGGAAAGGCTAAACATGACACAAGCGGTTTTGTACTTAACTAAACAACAAAAAAAGAGAGGTTAAACAATGTATACAGCATTTAAAACATGGATAACAGCAACCACGCAACTAAGTAAAAAATCAATAAATAATTATTGCGGCGGTCTTAACAAAATAACGCGCGATTTAATCGATGAAAATATGATTAATAATAGTTTGGATGAAATCGAGCAGGTTGAACAGGTTGAGCAGATCAAGGCAGAATATTTTGCAATTGCTAAATATAAAGAGCAAGACACGCGCGGGCGGAATATGTATAACGCAGCATTTAATAAATATATTTATTTTAGAAAAGAAACCGCGAAACTTTAAAAAACATGCTTAAAAAAGGTTTTTTAAATTCATAGCCATACTGATGAGCGCGATTAGTTATCGCGCGAAATATCGCCGTTTTTACGGCGGTATATATGGAAACTAAGAGAGGTATTAAAATGACATGTCATATACATGAAAAAATAGATAATGACTGCGTTTTATGCGTTCCTAAAATACAATTAACGAAATTAATTAGATTCAAATTTGAATTTAGTTTATGCGAAAATATTGACGATTTAATAAATGAGCTTGATGAAATAAAAAAGGAGCTTATTTATTTAAAATCAATAAATGCGGAATATGAACAAGGCGAAATAGATTGGCATTTTTTCGATATTGTAACCAATGATAAAAACCTTATAAAAGAGCTTAAAAATAGAGGTTTTTACGATCCTAACGAATAAGCGCAGCCTAAACGAAATAATAAAAGAGAGTGAAATAGATGATAACTAAAATACTAACCGCATATGTGAAAATATGCGCTGTCATATGGATAATATTATGGCTTTTGAGCTAATTATCTATGTTTTAATGGCCGTTATTTTGGTTTTAATGCTAGATATTCAATAACACCAAAAACGCAACAAAGGAACCCGCATTTATGCGGGTTTTTTTGTGTCTAAAATTGGTGCAATTTTCACTGTATCATTTTGTTAATAGACATAATACGAATTACGCGCAATTTTTTTTATGAGCTTTTTGAGCTTTTTTTATCGATTTTTGCGCCCAAATATGAAAAAATATCTCAAAATTATATTATACTGGCAGGGTTCATTATATTATTCACTCAGGGTTTTTTTCTTTTTTAGCATTCGGTTCCGCCACGCCAATTTGTCACGCGACCACATGCGCAACCAACACCGATCTAAATTGCAAACTCTGGTGTCTTCGTACCACTCCAAAACCAGCGCACAACGCTCACCATCATTGGCGATCTGTACGAATTCGCAGGACTTGTCCTTTTTCTTACTAAGTGAGCATTTTTGAGCTAAAATCACTAGAGTACCTAGAACGCAGAATTTGAAGAATTTGAAGAATATCTCTCTCTCTCTCCTCTATAAACACAGTTTCTCAAATTCTCTTTTTTCACCTCATGGCAGAATTTGAAATTCTGCATATTCTGCATATTCTGCGTTTTCTGCATACGCGCTAATCAACCAAACCGTCTAATTCAGTTTCCATTTTACGATATTGTCCATGCCCAATCTTACTAATTAAGCCTTGTTTTGTCATACGCTCTAGCCAGTTTGATACCGCTGCATTACTACCAAATCCAACCACCGCATCCAGCGCAGCCTTGAACATTTCTCTACTAAAGTTATGCCCTTCTGTCGCAATCGCCTGCAACACTTTTTCTTCCACTGATTCCTTCGGATCGGTATACCAGAACATTTCATTCTTTGGCAACGGCTTCAAGTATTCAAAATACAAATCACCATCACTCACATTATGCAACTTGACTCCAACTGGCACGCCATGCAAATCATTCTGACTGCGCACCTTCGTAATCTTCATCACCTTTAATCCAGGCAGACGCTGACTACTAGCAAGCTGTACAATGCCATCCAGATGATTCGTGTACGCACTCCCACCCAACATCATACTGACATCAAGCGGACTCGCTTCACCCAGCTTCTTATGATGCGATACGATTAAGATAGCAACCTTATGCTTATTCTTCAAATTGACCATCGTACGCAATAGGTCCATCACATCATCATTCTTGCTCACATTCTTATTCGTACTCGTATACAGATTATCCACCACCAGCACCTCGCATGGATCAAAGGTCAAATTCGCGTCCATTTCTTCCCACTTGTCAGTAAACACGTTGTCCTGCCCACTGCTCAAGATACTCAGGTTCTTGTCAAACCGATGCGCTTCCACTGGATACTTATTAACAAAATGCATCGCGGTCCGCTCGATCAACTGCTTAAAACTCTCGTCCTTCAACTCAAACTGCACATGCATAACCTTCCTAGGCTTTGGTATTCTAAAGCCCAAGAACGGCACACCTAGAGCCAAACACGTAGACAACTGCAAACTCATCACCGACTTACCTACGTTCGTACCACCTGCAAGGCCCATAATATCCTTCTCAAAAAACAAATCATCAATGATAGGCTCTGGCATATTCACAAAGGTTTTGGCAAACTGCGAAGGACTAAAACTGCGCATTCCGCCAATATCCTCTGGTTTATCACCAAACCGCACACAGGACGCAAACAACTGATCCAAACTATGACCATCACTAAACCAGTCAGTAAGATCATACCTAGCAGGCTTACCTTCCCACTTCATTACATACAACTCAACCTTCTTCCCAAAGAGCCTTTTCGCCAGTTTTTGCGCACCTAGCTCGCCTTTTTCGTCATTATCGTACACAATATATACTTTATTATATTTTGACGGCAAGGTTATCTCCGCAGGCAGCGCACCCGCACCTGACGTAAATGTCAAGGCGGATGCGCCATTGCAGTATGCGGTGACTAGGTCCTTTTCTCCTTCACAGATCACAAGGCTGGAGAGAGGTAGATGCGGAGTCTCAAACACCTTGCATTCTGCGTCACCGAACTGCGGTCCTTTATGAAATTTTACATGATTTTCATTGATTTGGAACACTAACTGCGCATTCTTCTTATCATCGCGCCTGACACCGATGGGTAGGTCCAGACACTTCTCATTCCACGGCAACTCCAACTCCTCAACCGCTTTTTGCCAGTGCTGCACAAATGTCGCCCGCGCTTCTGAATATCCGCTCTTTTTGACCTCTTTTGACTCCACTTTGACCTTGGTATTGGTCAATTTATATTCTATACGCGGGGTTTGTATCTTCTCTTCGCTGAAATCCCAACTAAATTGGCACTTATGGCAGTAGGCATAATCACCATTGATCTGCACTGTGCCTTGCTTGCGTGCGGTTCCATCGTCACACTCAGGACACCAGGCACGCTTACCATTATGAGTTATGCGAGAGAAGACATCTGATGCACTCCTCAAAACTTCCTGCGTAGGTTATACAGCGCACAGCAATGACGAAACGCCTGCGCACCCGCATCCAACTTGTCACGATCGATAACATGCTTATGAAACTTCCCATCTTCCTTACCAAAGCGCATAATGATACCATATTTCACTTCCGCTTTAGGCTGCGCAGCTTCGTACATCATTGTATATGCACCTAACTGGATCATCATCTCTGGATATGGACCGCCTTTACTCGTCTTCCAGTCCACCACCACAAGATCACCATCAATCTTACCAATGCAATCCACCGTACCACCAACGCGTAACTCTTCATTTACCAGCGCAAGCTCCGCAGCAAGTACCTTGAAGTTTGCCTTATCATACCATGTTTTAAATCCAAAGAATGCTTTAAGTGCCTGCTCTTCTTGATTTGGCGTATAATCCCGCGTATCTACGTCAAAACCTTGAAGATAACCTTGTATAAGGATATGTGTTAATGTACCTATATCACCCGCTTCTCGCATTACTGCATCTGCATCTTCGCCCTGCGCTGTGATGCGCTTCGCCCATGCAATCAGCGTATTTTTATTCCATCCTAGCTGGTTATTAATAATAGTAGTCACACTTGCTGCGCGTTTGCCGTCTTTCAGCACATAGTTTTGACCATGTAACTTTGTTTTACTCATCGATGTATCTCTCCTTTATTTCGGTTAATATTAAAAGTGTCATACCAAATGCCAAGGTCCAGAAAAACAATCCTAAACCTAACACTAGTATATTTGCTACCCATTCTGCTATGTCAAACATGATCATAGTAACTCCTTTTCTTTTATAATTGTGGCAACGGCCTGCACTACATCCACCGTCACTGCGTTGCCTGCCTGCTTATATCTTTGTGTATCGCTTATCTCGACTACCTTATCATCAATAATACCATACTTATTATGGTCATCGCTAAAACCCTGCAAACGATTGCATTCAACTGGTGTCAACCTGCGCACATTCGTATGCGTTTCACCATATACAATTTCTTTGTCATGCAGTAATAAATTTTCTGAACCATCCTTATAATATCTTGCGCTTATTGTTCTTGCAATCTGTGAATAGTTGGGCCGAAACCGTTGTTCATGTCTTGATGTTTTTGTTTGTGATTGACCAGCGTTGTTAACACCTTGTTTGATAGGAAATACTTTTGGTCCACGTCCTGCTCCAATATATCCGACAATGAAGACTCTCTGCCTGCTTTGTGGGATGGAGAAGTTCCTAGAATTAAGTAATTGGAACTCAATGGTATACCCAAGGTTATTAAGAACTCTGAAGATTGTAGTAAATGTGCGTCCATTGTCGTGGTTAAGTAAACCTTTAACATTTTCGAGTACCAGACATCTGATCGGTCTTTGTTTCTTTCGATAAAAAGATAAAAGCCGTGCAATTTCAAAAAACAGAGTACCTCTGGTGTCATCAATTGCTCTTTTTCCAGCCATGCTGAATGACTGGCATGGAAATCCTCCACAAAGGACATCAATGTTATCTGGCGTATCTTTTCCTGGTCGAATAAGTTTAATGTCATTTAGCTCCTCACTTTCTCTATATTTATATTTATACACCGCGCTGGCATACTTATCTATCTCACTAAAACCTACCCAGTCAAACTGGTAACCTGCGCGCTTAAAACCTTCGTGAAATCCACCAATTCCACTAAATAAATCAAGCATGTTTAAACCCGACATGGTAGCGTCCACCAAGCCAACCAATTCAAACAGTCATCCATTTTCATTGTTCGCACTTTTGTCGGGTTTACAGCGTTTACAAATCTTTCTAGGCTTACCATAGCTAACAAAATCATCATAATATTCAGTACGATTGTGCCAGTTCACTCTGGAAGGTTCAAAGCATTTCCTGCACTTCGTACAGTAAAATATCGTTTTATCTGCAAGTTCCGCATCTAAATTCTTTCTTTGATTGACCTTTTGTAATGCTTTCTGTCTTCTTCCGCCAAAAACAGTAAAATTATCCATTGATCATTTCCTTTATTTTGTCAGTTATATCATTTTCTTTACCTTGTCCATCTATGTACGCTGCAAAATGTACCTCTGCATTTTTTCTGCGTTTCATAAATGCTTTCATGTCTTTGCACAAATCTTCCATAGAAAATGCCATAAACATCGCATCTTCCCATTCATCAACTTCGTTGTCATAGGCTACACTGCCTGCGTAGTGTCTCAAAATCTAAAAAATCCTTTATCTATTTTTAACATTACAAAATTCAGTTGCTTTTTGTTTTTTACATTCAAAAGCAATTCTCCAAATTCGTTTAATTTTTTTCACATCTTTTAATGAAAGTAAAAACCAATATCTCAAAGCCATGTCAGTTAAGACACCTGTTATGTCTCCTATCGTTGGTCTATCTGAACGCCAAAAGTTGATAAAGTGTTGTTCCGTTATACCATTTAGACAGTTTACACCTACTATTGGAAAAGTAAAAATCAACAATGACTTATCGCGCATTAAATCAAAAACTATTGGAAAAAAATGGTCTGGATAACCATAGCTATCTATATCTATAACATCCCACTTTTTCTTATCTGCGCGCATTTGATAGATATAATCAAAACTACTTCCAAATTTTTCCTTTGTCATAGACGTAACAGAACCATATTGTGTATAATAAGCAGTTAAATTGCCTTGTCCACCAAATACTTCTAATATCTCTTTATTTTTAAAAAATGATTTAAATAAATCTAACTGTTGTATTTTTTCTTTTGGGTGATGATATTCATCATCATTATTTTTTTGCTTTTGTCTAATCAATATATGACTATTTTTTGTATGTCCTGTCATCAGCTAAACTCAGGAAACCGCTCATATGAATAGAACCACTTCCTGCCTTTTGTTTGATTGTTCTTGCCAGTTGTGATTGCCAGACTCAATGCATGCGAATTATCGTAAGGATAGTATGCAATTATATCTTTTGGTAAAAAGTATACTGCGACTACGTCAATTCGATTCGTATCTTTATACTTGGTCAAACTAACCTCAACCGCAGTACCTCTCTTTAATTCCATTACAGTTTTCACCTGCACACGCTTCATCGCACCATTACTTAACTCCACCACTAGGTCCACTTGATCTACATCCACAACAGGCGCATAAATATTATATCCTTGGCCGATCAAGTCCTTCTGCACCGCCAGTTCACCCAGCGCACCTTTGTTCATACTATGCAAAAAGCGACTCCATAGGTTGAAGCTGGCTTTGTTCCATAATATATTTAGGACCATAACCCATATCCTGCATATTAACATCCTGCAAAAGTTGCGTGGATTTTGCTCCACCAAGAATAGTAAATGTTGGAAACGATACATGCACCAGAATAAATATATCGCAGTCGTTTGGATTCTTCTTTGTCTTTGCCTGTAGGTATCCAGGATTGTAGGTAGTGGTTTTAACATCGACCTTCTTACCTCTAACCTTGAGGTCGTATCCACTATAGTGTGGCCCAATGCTGAGATCGGGATACCTGTTAAAGTATTTACACACTGCGATCTCACCACCTGCACCATTGATGTCAGGTTCTAGCTTGCGTGGTCCGCGAGAGATCACTCCATTGTTCTGATTTTGGAGCATCCTCGCTGTTCCTGTCTGGACTGCTATCTGCGCTTCTAACTGGTTTAGTATTATTTGCATGTGGGTTTTCCTCTTTATCCATGGCAGCGTATAACACCATGTAATTAGCCACATCAAGACATCGTTGATATGTGGTTTCATCACTGTGGGTCTTGCCTGTTTTAGCATCGTTGCATATTGCATCGACATGTTTTAGTACATAAACCATTAGTGCCTGCTGTGCTGTGATTCCAAGACGCTCCGCAACGTGCTTGAAATTGTAGAATTTATCTTCATTGCTAATGGTATATTCTATTGATTTACTATCGCTAATTTTGGATGCGATATTAAAAAACTTAGTTCTAAACTTATTAAATTCATCGTATTTCATTGACTTCACTCCAATCAATTAGTGACCTTAATGATTTTATTTCTGTTTTCAGCGATGTAATCTGCGCATCCATCTCAATAATGGCAGCTGTCTTACTACCATGCTTTTTAACGCGTTTTTTTAGTATCTTTTCTCTATACTCAGACCAGTTAAACTCTTTCAATTTGCTCTCTCCTTTTTTGTTATATCATCATACTCATGTTGTAAGATGTGAAATGCTAGATTAATAAGTCCAATCACGCCTACTAAAGTAAATTCGTGAATAGACTTTCCATTTTTATCTTCCAACTCAACTGGTATAATTTTTGTTTGATTTGGATACAAGTCTGGATTCACCAAGCTCATTAAAAATAATGCATATTTTTCACTATCAGACAAATTAGCTCTCTCCACTCTTCTCTCCTTTACTGTCTATTCTCCTTAATATTTCATCGCAGGCATCCATGCATACGTCTAATCGTAAATCCTCGCTTACAAGCACCTTTTTCAGCGCATTATTGATACATTCACTAACTAGTTCAACCATTGCTGACCTTACGTTTTTCTGTTTCATTGGATATGGCATTCTCTCTCCTTATAGTTTAGCGGAGCCATGACTATCACGATCATTAGACACGCCATCTTCGGGTTTATGGGTTTCTAAGGCTCCGCTATTAAATAAATTCTTCATCCACTCATGCTTGACTATCCAGAGCCAAGGCTTTCTATCTTGGCGAACCATCACTACGTCCGCATTCTTAAAATCTAAAAATCCTGCAATCTTTTTCCTGCGCTTAACCTGCACACGAATCGTTAAGTCACCTTTAGTAGCCTTAACGTCAATATCGCTCTTCTCACCAAAGCTACGGCCATCACTGCCCCAACTGCGTTCGGCTATGAAGCCGAGATCGCGGAGCAATTCAACGACCTCGACTTCACCTTTGTAGCCTTTACGGGATGCGGAAGAAGGCATCAGAAAGGTAACTCTTCCTCGCCTTCCGCTGTTGGCGTACTCTCAAAAACCTTGTTTGGTTCGTAGGTTTTCTTAAACTCTGCCAACGCACCTTTCACTTCATCAGTAATAGGTGCTTTAGGACATGGTGTGGTAGTATACGTAGTATCCATACCATCACCACTACGTGTAACAATAACATCATAATCAGTCAGGTTGCCCCACTCAGAATTGCGATCCAACTCGGTTAACTGCTTTTGCACAGTGCTTTGAGTTACATCCAATACTTTTATAGAGTGACCATCCCACACTGGTATCTGCCAAAAGTGTTTTGGCTTCTCACCTGCGGGTGCTTCACCTGCTGTTTTGATGCGAACTGGCGTACGATCATCCTGCCAATACTGATAACCCATTACTGGTGTATCTAATATTCGGAATCTGTTTTCGCCTTTGACAAATTTCATAAAGCTACTCTCACCAGTGCTTGGCACATCGTAGGTAGGCTCTAGTAGTCCACTCATCGTTACTCCTTTATTATGTTATAGGTATATCCATGGCGATCGAGTAAAGCGAGTATCTTCTTATAAGTTGCGTCATCTGTATTAGCTTTGACACCGATGTCTGCTTGATAGACTTTTCGCGCACCTGGAATGTATGTTTGGGATTCACCCAATAGTTTTCGCACCTTTTGTGCAAAATTAATTCTTTCTTGTTTATCTGGTATATGGATTGTGAGGAGCATGGGCGATACCTAATGACGTAAAAGAGAGAGAGAGTGTAGTTGTGGAAACGTCACTTCAATCAGTATCGCCCAGTATGTATGATAAACAACTAATAAGGCCATTGGATAAACTCCATCTTTAAACCAAGAACGCGAGCGATCCTGACCTTATGTTCATAACGAAACTTACGCTTGCCACGCATCATAAGTGAGAGCATTGATTTATCCAGCGCAATTTCTCGCGCCAATTGGTTTTGACTAAAACCACACTCTCTCATATGTTGTTGTAAAGGCTTCATAAGTGTTGACAAAGTTTAATGCGCCTTGTCAACACTAAGCAAGAACTATTTTATATTAGAACTCTTCTTCTATGCGCATACCGACATTATATACGTCTGGAGCAACTTGTTGCATGTCTAAACTATCTTGGCCAAAGCGAGCAAATAAAAAGTCAGTTTCATCGGTAGAAGTAGAATCACTGCAAAATACAAATGGAAATAAATTACCTTTTGTCCTATTCCAAACATCTGCAACAACCGTATCAGACGCTTCTACTTCATCACCATAGGTAGTAGGCATAATATCACTAGAAGCCAAATAACTAAAGTTTAAATCATAAACAATGCGTCCACCATATACCCCAGATGCATAGGACGTAGTTAAAAATGGAGATTTATTTAATGTATTTCTAAATCTGCGACCGATGTGTGTAGCATTAGCATATTTTACTCCACCCATTGTTTGCTGAACATTGACACCATCATATATAATAGACCTAGTTAATGATAAATCTGGAGAATGTGGCATCGTGTAGTGTTCACCAACAAGAATACAACCAATTTTCAAATTATTAGTTGCATTAAATAAATTACCACCACCTGCACCTTCAAATTGTATACCAACAAATTGCTCATCAGTTTCGTCAAAAGTAAAGATTGTTGAACCATTAGTGGCAGGTGTAATGATACTTCCACTAGGACTTGAACCAGAGTTTAAAACACCAGCCACATTGGATAAACCATTATCTCTACTAGCTAAATCCACATCATTTATATCATCTAAAGCATCACCAAAAGCTACACGTACCTTTGCTTCTGCACTAGCCATGTTGTGATTTAAGATTGCAATAAAATCTGTTTTAAAATTCGTGCTTTGCTTATTGATATTAATTAATACATGATCACCGCGTATATCGGTACTTGCTGTAGTATTAAATGTCACTTGATTAAATGGCTTCATATCAAACAATTCAGCTTCACTGCCTGTGACGTATGTGTCAATTAAATCTGTGCCAGAAACTACATCGAAGTTTCCGCTTTGCGCAGTGCCAATGGACATTAAAAAATTAATACTGTCTGTAAAGAACTTTGGCGTTCTAACGTTCATATTCGCCATTATCCGACCTCTCTTGCAGTTATGCTCACTTTTCCAGGTGAACGTTTTAAATCTGTAATCATATAGTAGTCATTCCAGTTATCGCCAAAAGGCTCAATAGGCATATCGCCTGCTGTATTACTGAATTGTATTATATCTCCTGTTTCCAATGAATAACCTTTTGCTGGGTTTAAAATATCGCAACTAATGATCTTTTTTATATCACCATAAATATTCATGTAATAATCTGCAAATCCATCATTTGGATTACCACCACCAACATCTGCATTACCTGCTTTATTCACGTTATAATCTAAATTGACCTGCTGTATATTTTCTTTTGCACCAATATTTAAATTAGAACGTGTTGAATTAGTAGAGTCCTCTGAAGTTACACTACTGATATAACTGCTTTGTGCGGGATGTTTTTCATAACTGATATTCATTTTAGTGATTAATTCACTAAATGGTGTAGTGGATATATTAATATTAGCAATATCATCAGCGCGCAATGTTGCAGAAACGTCACTTGAACTGTATGAATCTTTTACATACCAATAAGAACCAACGCCATCTGCACGAAATTTGAATATAAATCCAAATTCATATTGAATCTTTTCTAAAATCTTTTGTAACGAAGTTGGTTCTAGAACCCAAGCTCGTATGTTCCATGCACTACTATCAATCCTAGCGTCTTCTATGTCCAGATTGCTATTCCAGTTATAAATATTACCATCTGTATCATCATAACCAGTAAAGCGGACCAGTAAATCTCTATGCGCTTCTAATCCGCAGGTCGCAGTACCACTACCACCATTATAACTCTTGTCTAGACCATCACCACCACAATATAGATATTCAATACTTTTTAACGTTTGATAACCTTGATCTTTGTCTGTAAAATCTATTTCAGTAGACACGAAAGCTCGTATATCATATAAACGCGGTGTGAAGGTGCATGTGCCAGGATTAAGACCTGCTACTTCTGTTCTTACTTCTATTTGAGTGGTATCGGACCAACCATTTGAACTATTAAAGGAAGAAACCATTTCTGCACTGCCATCTGTTTGTACACTAACCGATGTAGTATCATTTGTAGTATTATTCGTACTATTATCAGTATTGTCAAAATCATCATTAAATGACCAAGTTTCATTTTTAAAAAAACAATTTTGTGTGCCATCCACAATTGCTGCGCGTGTAATGGTCCATGCATATGATATTGTCATTGTAGCAGAATCAACTTTATGGTCTGGGCGTAGCCATTTAGCTTTATAATATTTTGTTGTTGTTCCTGCATTTGTTTGAATCAATTGTATTTGCGCAAACGTACTTGTTTCATTGGCTAGTGGTGTATCAAATGCATTATCACCATTAGTCCAACTGTCTGTAGAAACATCTTCAACAGGTTTCATTCTAAATTTTTTAGGCATCTTGTGATATGCTCGCACTGCAAAACCATTTTTATAACTTTCATTGGCAGTATCAAAATTTGAAAAATCATCAGAATATACTGGCAAGAATCTGTCTAGGTTTCTATCATAAAAATGTGGATACGCAGTGCTAGAAATACTATGGATACCAGTCAGTGCAAACACTTCATCACCACGTATTTCATTTACAGGTATAGGAAATACAGTCATATTAGGTCTATAATCCTGCGAAGTGCTATTAGCGGTATAATTACCATACGATACTGGAAAGTATTTATTTGTGTCAGATGCTTTGGTTTGTGGTATTTCTATATAATCCCATGGTGATCTTTCTACCACCATCAAGGTAATAGTATCATTGTCATGCGACATATCCACTAGCCTTCCATTATAAATTTGAAGACAGTTAGATAATGTATTATCACTATTTAATTGACTGTAAATCTTTACAGTACGATTTAAATAAGTATTTGATCCACCAAATAATTCAGCAGAAAAATCATCACCTTTATAAGTAAAGTTTGCTAATTGTAGTGAAATATTGCCTGTTTTCGCACTACTGCGAGCTAGGTCCAATGAACTACGTATAGATAAGCTACGATTAATAATTGCGCCATGATAAAAATCTCCACCTACCTTTGTATCATTAAGTGCGATTGGTGTGAAGTTTGTTTCATCGCCATAATATAGTTGAACAATCCAATTTTCAACAAAATTTGTTGCTTTAGTTGCATTGCTATATACTGAAGGTAAGGTAAGACTCACGCAAGATTCCGATTCGTTGCTTTGTTGATTGCAGGTATAATATGGTCTATTACTGTCTCATCGACTAATGGTGCGGAAATGTTTACTGTTACTCCACCTGCATCGCCAGTACGATTCATCTGCGCTAAGTTCTGCACACCAATATTTTGAACCGCTTCTCTGCGCATGACAAACTCGCCTGCCTGTGCCATAATAGGTACGTTATCTTGACCTTGAACCACACCGCCATTTGCGAAGCGTTGTATTCCTCTATTCGTAATCAGTCCACCAGTATGCGCAAAGAAACTTGAAAGTAAATTTAATCCTGCACCCCCAACTGCATTACCAGATAATGCTAGTAACGATCCTACGGTTCTTAAAAACACACCAAACATTTGACCTGCGTCTTTTGTGTCTCCTTTTAAAGCAGACATTGCGCCTGCAAGCACATTAATGGACGCTGCAGCTTTTTGGCTACTATTACTTGTTGAATCAACATCACTACCTACATTATTAAGATCACTACCTACAGCACTAAGATCGTCTTTTAACTTAGCTAACACCGCATCAACATTACCTAACTCTGCAAACAACTTACGATTTTCCTCAACCATTTTAATTGTTGCTTCAATATTTTTTCTTTGGCCTTCTTCTGTTTGTGCAAACAAATTGATAAAAGTTTTTTGTCTATCTATACTAGCTTTGTTTTGCTCTTCCATCTCTTTAACAGCTTGTGCAGCCTTTTCTAATTCTGCGGTTAATAAGTTGTTAGCCTGCGCATTTCTTACAATTACCGATATTGCATTAGCCTGCTCCTTGGTCAATCCAACATAAAAATCGTTTGCAACCTGAAGAAACTTAGAATTTTCATCAATTGAAGCTGTATTTACGTCAAAACTGTTTTTTAAATTAGCTAACACCGCATCTTCGGCTTGAAGAACTTGACCTATTTCATTAATAACATCTAATCGTCTTTGTTGGGCTTCAACATTAGATTCAACATCTTCTTTTTCTGACTTTCTTGCTGTATTAACTAAAATCAGTGCATCTTGTAACTCTACAGAGCGATCTGTGGCTAGTTTTATATTGTCATTGCGCAGTTTTTCTGCTTCAGTAAGTCTATCTACTTCACTTTTTAATTTCCTTATTTCAGCCAACTGATCTAATACTGATTTTGATACAAGTTCGCCTGTTTCTGCAAAGACTGTCATTTGATCGCTAGAATCGGTTAAAGACATTAATTGCAATACTAATGATTTTTCCTGCTTATCTAAGGACTTTCTAAATTTCTCCATAGCAGTTTCTGCTTTACTGCTACTTGACTCCATTTCATTGGTAGCATCCGCAGCATTGGCTAATCTTTCAGCATACGCCTTCAAATCTTTTTCACCTTGCTTGATTTCTTTGTCAAACTCTTTTATTTCTTCAGTGAGATGATCAAATGTTCCCATAAGTTCGAATAGTTTATCAAATGCTAATCCAGCAATAGCCAGTAATGATCCTATACCTATTTTCTTTAATGCTACGCCAAATTTTAATGTAGTAATTGCTGCAAGATTTGCTTGAATTTTATATGCAAGAAAAGCACTGCTAACAAGACTGATTGCTAGCGCACCTTCTGCTAATTCTTTTTTGTTAATACCTTTTAAAAACTCCTGCGTAGCTTTTATTGCTTCCATCAATGATGGCATTAAAATATCACCTATTACAGCCTGCACTCTTACAATTTGATCTTGCATATTGCTCATAGCACCTGTAAAGGTTTCAGATAAACGCTCTGCACTACCTGCAATTCTTCCATCTGGATCAGCTAACGCATTAATCAGTGCTTTTCTAAACTCAGGTAGTGTGATTTTACTTAAATCTTTTATTCCTTGAGAATCTTTAATGATTTGAAGTATTCCTCTTTCTCTGAGTATATCTGCTGCCCCAGCTCCTCCCGCAAACGCACGACCCAGCGCACTTGCTGCTTCAGTAGCGTTAGTACCCATAAACGCAGCCAAATCAGTTAATGCGGATAGTGTAGCTTTTGAGTCTACACCAAATGCTTCTAACTGCGCACCTGCATTAACTACATCCTGGAGTTGGAATGGTGTGGTTGATGCTATCGCATTAAAGCGATCGAAGGCCGCTTCTGCGCCTTGGACACTGCCAGTCAATCCAACTAATCTAGTTTTAACATCTTCAAAACCAGATGATGCCTGTACAAATTTATTTACAAAAACAGTTGCGCCACCTAAAGCAAAACCATATACTAATAATCTATTTCTTAAACTTCCTAAACTACCAATTAGGCCATTGGTAGAGCCACGTAATCTATCGGCTGCCTTATTGTAATCTCTAGTATTCTTATCTAGGTCTTGAAAGTCTTTTGTAGCTCGTGAAAAGCCTTTGGTGCGAACTTCAATTATAAATTTTTTATCAGCCATTTTGTTTCTTTATATCTTCTGATTGGAGTGCATTAAATTCTTCATCTATAGCCGAAAAGATGACTAAACGGTGATAATCTGCTTCATCTATGTTATTTGCTAAAGGTAGATTGAATCGTTTCATAACCATATACTCCTCAAGCGCAAATACAGTCTCAGGCGTTAAGAAGTACGTTGAGTCGGCACAGAATACTAATGAATGATATAACGCAGCACCAAGCGTAAATTTCCCATCTTTGCTTTCATCTACGATACGCCAAATCTCATTCCATAGTTCATCTTCATCATACGTGATGGTTTGCTTGAGCGTTGGAGACTGCGCTTGGTATGGAAAATGCAGGTTGCGACTAGGCTGGCTTTTATAGCTCATCCACATCGCAACGCGGTGCATTATTACTTTTTTTGATTTACGTCCTTGTAAGCGTTATAGATACTCATTAACACTGTATCTATGTCATTATCATCCAGTTTACCTAATGACTTTTCTGGATCGGTAAATGCGTAGTTTAATATCCAATCTAATACATCAAAAAATTTAGCAGTATCAATCTCACCTTCTTTGGTGATTGCTTTTACTTCTAACTGATGTAACTGTCTACGCGCTTTAAAGGTTATTTCTGGTACATCAAATGTACCATTGTCTGTTTTTACTTTCATTTTGCATCCTAGAAAGATGAAAATGGCGTGATTTAAGAGATCGTGATTGAAATAATACTTGCTGATTCACTAGCTCCAAATGCTCTGAATGGTATGGTTTGTGTTAAGAAATCACCCACTTCTGGTTTGGAGTTATCTATCATTATAT